CCAGGCTCCTCTCTCCCTGAGACTCGGGTGGCACAGCCTGACTCACCCTTTAATAAGCCTTAGAAAGCCAAATGAAGCCCGATCAAGCCAAGGTTGACCCAGTAAGACGAGGGGCAAAGAAAAAAGCCCTTATAGGGGCTGTAAAGCCTCGTATTCACAGCCCTTTGCTAAAAGGTGCGTCAAGAATTGACGAAGTTGCAGATTTAGCAGAAAAAATTGGTATGCCTTTGCTTCCATGGCAACGCTTTGTACTAGAGGATATTCTGAAGGTAGATAAAGAAGGTATGTTCCAGCGCAAGACCTCATTGTGCTTAGTTGCGAGACAATCGGGCAAGACTCACCTAGCTCGTATGCGTATCTTGGCTGGTCTGTTTTTATTTGAGGAAAAGAACATAATTGCTATGTCCTCTAACAGAAACATGGCATTAGATACCTTTAGGAACATTGCCAACATTATTGAGGATAATCCTTTTCTCATGGCACAGGTCAGACGCATTAGATACGCCAATGGTCAAGAATCAATTACATTGCTTAATGGTGCTAGGTATGAAATTGTTGCAGCTACTAGAGACGGTTCTCGTGGTAAGACAGCTGATCTGTTATACATAGACGAATTACGAGAAATCAGCGAGGAAGCATTTAAGGCGGCTACCCCTACCACTAGAGCAAGACCTAACAGTCAGACTATTTTGACCAGTAACGCAGGTGACGCATTTAGCACAGTCCTTAATGATTTAAGGTCTAGGGCAATGGAGTTGCCAAGTAAGACATTTGGCTTTTATGAATACAGCGCACCTATGGAAGCTAGGCAGGATATACATAATCACAAGTATTGGGTTATGGCTAACCCTGCTATTGGTCATACCGTTACCCTTGAAGCAATCGAGGAAGCTATTGCAACTAACAGCATTGAAAGCACCTTGACTGAAACCCTTTGTATGCAAATTGACAGCCAAATCAGTCCTTGGACATTTGGAAGCATTGAAGCTACAAGTAATAGCGATCTAATTCTCCCAGTAGGCACAATGACAGTATTAGCATTTGATGTTAGCCCAAGCAAACGATCAGGTGCATTAGTTGGCGCACAGATAACCCCTGAGGGCAAAATTGGTGTTGGTGTAATTGAGACCTATACCAGCGAGGTTGCTATTGATGAAATTAAAATGGCTAGTCAAATAAACGAGTGGGCTATGAAATACCGCCCTGTCAATATCGCTTATGACAAGTACGCTACTGCTAGTATTGCGCAAAGACTTACTCAATCAGGGCATAAATTGGTGGATATCTCGGGACAGTTGTTCTACCAAGCCTGTGGTGAACTATCCGACGCCCTGTCGAATCTCCGTCTAGTTCACCAAGGTCAACCCGAGTGGGTTAACTCAATGAATAACGCAGCTATGAAAACTAATGACGCAGGTTGGCGCATTGTCCGTAGAAAATCAGCTGGAGATGTTACAGCTGCCATTGCAACTGCAATGTGTGTCCACATGCTTTCAAAACCAATATCAGTTCCTCAGATTTATGTCTAGGTTATGTGATATACTTCACCTATGGGATTTTTCCGCAACTTAATTGGTCTAGAGGATAAATCAACAATTAAGGCGCAACTTGCCCCACCTGTCGTCGCAGACCCTTTTAATTTTTATTCACAGTTCACACCGTTTCAATCAGTAGGTCGTGAAGAAGCTATTACCGTACCTAGCGTTGTCCGTTGTCGCAATTTAATTGCAACAACTATTGGCGTAATGGAATTAAAGACTTATTCAAAAGCAACTAAAGCAGAAATACCTAATTTACCTTGGGTAAACCAATTATCTAAGTCAGCACCTAACTCAGTTATCTTGACCGCCTTGGTAGACGCATTATTTTTTTATGGGACTGGGTATCTAGAATGTGTTGAGATTTATCAAGATGACCAGCGCCCTGCGAGGTTTGATTTTGTTAATAATACAAGAGTACAAGTACAACTTAACAAAAAAAATACATTTGTTGACTTTTACACAGTAGACGGCGTAGAGCGTCCAATGTCAGGCATTGGTTCACTTGTAACTTTCCAATCACCTATTGACGGTATCCTTCATGCTGGCGCAAGGACTTTGCGATCAGCTATTGATTTAGAAAAGGCTGCGGCTGTTGCTTCCAGTACACCCGTCGCGAGTGGAGTGCTAAAAAATAACGGTGCTGACCTTCCACCAGCTGAAGTTGCAGGATTATTAGCAGCTTGGAAGCGTGCTAGAGCTGATCGCTCAACTGCATACTTAACTTCAACTTTAGAATTCCAACCTGTTTCTTTTTCACCTAAAGACATGATGTACACAGAGGCAATTCAGAATATGGCTACACAGGTAGCCCGTATGTGTAATGTTCCTGCTTACTATATTTCAGCAGATACAGGCAGTAGTTCAATGACGTACGCTAATGTGCAAGATGAGCGTCGTCAGTTTGTTTCGCTATCTCTGCAACCTTACATTTCAGCTATTGAACACCGTCTAAGCATGGACGACCTATCACCAACCACCCAATTTGTTGCATTTGATATGGACAGCGGTTTCCTACGGGCTAATCCAATGGAAAGATTAAATGTAATTGAAAAAATGCTTACCCTAGGTTTAATAACCGTAGAGGAAGCCCGAGCAATGGAAGAATTGAGTCCCAATGGAAATAATTAACTTTTCAGCTGACCTAGAAGCGTCAGAATCCCGTCGAATTATTGCTGGCAAAATTGTGCCATTTGAAAACGAGATCGGTCAAACTTCAGTTGGCTCAGTCATATTTGAAAAAGGCTCTATCCAAATTGACGACCCAAAACAAATCAAACTTTTACTAGAACATGACGCCAAGCAACCTATCGGGCGTATGAAAAATGTATCTGAGGACGGCTCAGGTATTTATGCAGAGTTCAAAGTCTCCAACACTACACGAGGAACAGACAGTCTAATTGAAGCGTCGGAAAACCTGCGCAGCGGTCTTTCAGTTGGTGTTGAAGTTATTAAGGGAAAGAATAGCAACGGCGTGTACAGAGTAAGTGCAGCACGCCTAATTGAAGTTTCACTTGTACAAGCTGCGGCTTTTAAGTCAGCAGAGGTGCTAAGTGTTGCTGCGTCACAAGACGCAGAAGTTACAACCGAAACCAAAACAGAAAATGAGGAAATTGTGGAAAACACAACACCTGAATCTGTTGCGACTGAGGTAACAGAGACCCCTGCGGTTGAAGCCTCTGCTCGTCCAACAGTAGCAGCACCTATTTACACTAAGCCTCGCTTAGAGTTCACAAAAGAGAAGTTCCTAGAAAACACTCTGCGTGCACAATACTTAAATGATGACGCAGCTCGTCAATACATTGCAGCAGCAGCAGATACAACTGACAACGCTGGTTTAATCCCGACGAGACAATTAACTGAACTTATCAACCCATTGTCAAACGCAGATCGTCCATTTATTGATTCGATCTCATCAGCAGCATTGCCTGACGCTGGTATGACATTTGAGATTCCTAAACTGACACAAGCACCAACAGTTGCAGAGACAGCTGAAAACGCAGCACCTTCTAACACCGACCAAAATGTTTCTTTCTTAACAGTAAATGTTAAGAAATATGCAGGTCAACAGCAATTTTCTGTTGAGTTGTTAGATCGCTCATCACCAGCATTTTTTGCTGAGCTAGTTCGTCAAATGGAGTTTGCTTACGCTAAAGCAACTGACGTTGCAGTTGGTTCTGCTTTAATTACAGGTGGAACAGACGGCGGTAACCGCACTCTGACAGCTGCTAATATCCAAGACTTTATTTCAGACGCTGCTGTTTCTATTTACAAGGGAACACTTGGCTTTGCTGAAAATATCGTAGTTTCACCTGAGCAATGGGGTGCGTTAATGGGTCTAGTAGACGGTTCAAACAGAGCTGTATTTACTCAAACAATTAACCCTCAAAACGCTTCAGGTAACCTAACACCTACAAATATCCGAGGCAATATCGGCGGATTAAACCTTCGTGTATCGACAGCATTAACTGACGGTTCAGGAACTGGCGATAACACAATGATCGTCATTAACCCACAGGCTTACACATGGTACGAATCAAGCAAGTACCGTCTAGAGACCAATGTAATTGCTTCAGGACAAATATCTGTTGCATATTACGGTTACGGCGCAATCGCAACTAAGGTTGGCGCAGGTTCATATCGCTGGATGGTTGCATAACCTTCCTTTAAAGGAAATAACTGTGTAGGGGCGTTGGAAGCCTTCGCCCCTATACTCTAAGAAAGGAAAACAATGGCAGCAACAACACCAACAGTTGCCGAACTTCGTAGCGTGCTGGGTATTGGGTCTCTTTATACAGACGCCGTTGTTGATGAGTGTGCGCAAGCTGCTCAGGATATTGTCTTTTCCTATCTATGGAAAAATGAATTAAATAATTACGCTCACAGTAACATTGTCGGCAGCGGCACATTATATTTTAATAACTCAGTTAGAAACATTTTTTATGTTGGTCAGACAGTAGCAATTACAGGTAACGGTGCTACTTTTGCAGGAAATAAAGTTATTACAAGTATGACTGACTTTAGTATTACAGTAACTACTTCACACTCAACACCTGAGGATATTCATGCTGTTCTGCCTTATGGCACAGTAGCAGGTACTCAATACACAAATTATGCAACTGTTAGTGCTGTTAGAGAAGCTGCGCTTATGGTTGCGGTGGACATTTGGCAATCACGCCAAGCAAGCAACTCAACTTCAATTACAGCAGATTTTCAACCTAGCCCTTGGCGTATGTCAGCCAGCCTGATCGCAAAAGTAAGAGGTTTGTTAGCACCGTACTTAAGTCCTAACAGCTTGGTTGGCTGATGACTGTCGCCGTTACGACACTCAGGTCAACCCTTGCGACAGCGCTGGAAAACGCTGGGGTGTGGCAGGTCTTTTCCTTTCCACCTGCCTCACCCATTGCAAACTCAGTAATTATAAGCTGGGATTCGCCTATGTTAGAGCCAAGCAACAATCAATATAACATTGCACCTAAAGCCAATCTAACAATCACCTGCATTGTCCCTATGCTGGATAACCAAGGTGGGTTGATACAATTAGAGGATATGGTTACAGGTGTATTTACAAAGTTAGCCGCTTCAACATTGAAGCTAAATGTGTCAAGCGTTTCAGCACCTGCGGTATTAGCTGAAGCACAAGAAATGCTAACTGCCACAATCAATGTAAGCGCAATTACGAGCTGGAGTTAAAATGAGCAACCTTATAGATGTTCCTTCCGAGGACAAGGCTTGGCTTGAAAAAGTCGGGCAAGTAGCACCAAAACCTGAAAAGCCACAAATCGTAAAGAAAGACGAGGAATAACCAAATGGCTGTATTTCTAAACAACAAAGTAGGCGTTAAGGTTAACTCAGTTGATCTTAGCGATTTAGTAACCGCAGTTACCCTTAACCGTTCATTTGATGAACTAGAGGTAACAGCAATGGGTGATCTAGGTCACAAGTTTGTAAAAGGCTTAGAAGCCTCATCAGTGACTATATCTTTCCTAAACGACACCGCTGCTACAAAAACACTTGCAACTTTACAAGCTGCATGGGGTACAAATGTAACCGTAGTATTGTTACAGGAAAAAGGCACAGGTGTTAGCGCAACTAACCCGCTGTACACAATGACTTGCTTAATCAACAACACTACCGACATTAACGGTTCTGTTGCTGATATTGGCACACAAGATTTAACCTTTAATGTCAGCGGTGCTGTCACCGTTGCAACAACAGGTACTTTCTAAGGAGAAAAATGCTAGGACTTAAAATCACCAAGGCTTCAGGTGACGAATCAACACATGAAATTTCACCAGCGATTGAGTACGCATTTGAGCAAAACTTTAAGGCAGGTTTCCACAAACGCTTTCGAGATGAGGAAAAGCAGTCGGACATTTACTGGCTGGCTTGGGAGTGTTTGCGGAGATCAGGCGAGACTGTTAAGCCATTTGGCGAGCAGTTTCTTTTAGATCTTAAAAAGGTAGAGATTGTAGACGCTGATATCCCAAATGGGTGACGAGGTATGATTTTAGTTATTTAATCGCTTCACTAGCGGTTGAAACAGGCATACCTCACAGCGAGTTTATTAACATGGATAGGTCAATGTTGTTAGCAACCTTGGCATATATGAAGGATAGGGCTAAACAAATTGAGCAGCATGGTAGAGGTAAAAGGCGCTAGGGAAATGCGTACTGCCTTGCGCAAATACCAACCTGACTTAGCAAAAGAATTAAACAAAGAAATGGCTAGTTACCTAAGCCCCGTAGCTCGTCAAGCAAGATCATACCTACCTTTATCAGCGCCTTTATCTAACTGGGGTAAAGCAACTTCAAGCGCAGATACAATTAACTATCGGGCATTTCCTAAATACAACGCATTAAAAGCCCGTAGAGGTATTGGTTACACAACTTCGCCAAGCAAGCCTAACCGTAGTGGCTTCAGTTATTTAGCACAGATATTTAACTCAGAAGCCAGTGGTGCTATCTACGAAACAGCAGGACGCAAAAACCCTAACGGACAACCTTGGTCTAGGACTAGTTCAAGCAAAAAGTTTAGTCACTCACTTAACCCTGACGCTGGTCGTCAATTTATTGAGAGTATGCCACAGCTGTATCGTGTGCCACAAAGCGCTAATCAGTCAGGCAAGCCTTCACGCAAAATGTCAGGTCGAGCCATATTTAGAGCATGGGCAGAAACTAACGGACAAGTTACACCTAAAGTTATTAAAGCAATGGAAAATGCAAAGATTAAGTTTAACTCTAAGAAAGCGGCAGCATAATGGCAAAGACCGATCTATCCGTCAAAATTGGTGCGCAGTTCGTTGGCAAGGACGCATTTGATAAAGCAGAAAAAAGCTTAAAGAGATTAGCAAAGCAAGGCGCTGCATTAGCCTTGGGCGGTTCAATTCTTAACTTTGGCAAGAACTCAGTGCAAGCATTTTACGAGTCAGAAAAACAAGCTAAGAGCCTTTATCAGACCCTAAACAATCTAGGCATGGCTTTCCAAGCGCCTGAAGTCAATGATTATATTAAGAAGCTGTCACTAGCCACAGGCATATTGGACGACAATTTAATTCCAGCGTTTCAGCGCCTATTGGTAGCAACTAAGGATATTAGTAAGGCACAAGCATTATTAGGCACAGCCCTTGATGTATCAGCAGGTACAGGTAAAGATTTAGACGCAACCTCAACAGCTTTAAGCAAGGCTTTTCTAGGCAATACAACAGCCTTACAACGCTTAGGTATAGGCTTATCGGCTACTGACTTAAAGGCTGGCGATTTTGATACAACTGTTGCTGCTCTTAATGCCAACTTTTATGGTCAGGCTTCAGCAGCTGTCGAGGGCTACACAGGACAAATTGATCGCCTTGGTATTGCTTACGATCAACTTAAAGAGCGTGTCGGTAAATCTATATTAGATATTGGCGGCTCAATAGGTCGTTTTATTGAATACACTAAGATTGGTCTGTCAACAGGTTTAACTATTGACGCACAAGAACGAGCAAAACTAAAAGGCGTATTTGCTGAAAAGATTTCACCTACTGCGTTTGGCAATGTTTATGATAGAAACTCAGCGGCTCAGATTAAAGCAACTGCCGCTCAACTTAAAGCAACTAAAGCTTTAACTAAGGCTCAGCAAGATCAATTAAAAATTAAAAAAGCTGGCACAGTTTTAGATATTGACCAAGCAGGTGTTTTAATTGCCTTGCAAGGTAAGATTACAGAAAACGAAAAGATACGCCTAGAATTACAGTTAGCATTACTGACAGGAAACACTAAAGAAGCAGATCGCCTAAGCAATGAGTTGCTATTGTCTCAGGGTCGTATTACAGGCTTAGCCACCTTTATAGCCAACCTACCTAAAGCCCTTAATCCTTTTGCAGATTACCCTGCTTATGTACAGGCAGCATTGGCTGAATTGGCTAAGTTAGCGGCAGCACAAAATAGTATTTCTATGTCATCAAGCGCACAACCTTTATATAAATACAATGCTTTGAGTCCGTCACAAATACCAGGTGATACATTTAGGGCTTCTCAGGGTTATGGCGGCGGAGTCTTTGATTACAATTTGAATCCAGTAACCCCAGCCTATAAATATAATTCAATGCCGCAAGTCAATGTTAAAGTTGAAGTAGGTGGACAACAAATAACTGACATTGTAACTACTCAACAACTTAATAACTCAGCTTCAGGCAGTCAGTCCAAAATAAACAGATTGTCTCTCATAGACTAATGGCATTACCAGCGCAACTTAATGTAAGCCTAAACTTTAACTCAGGCGCAACCTTTGGTAACCCATTTACCATAGGCGACCCTGTTAACGGCAGGCTTGGCTTCGGTACCCTTGGAGACGGCACAGCCCCTGCATTAGTGATTGATGTGACTGATGTCACACGCAGTATTCAAATTAAGCGTGGTCGTAATATCCTTAGAGACACCTACGAGGCTGGCAGCGCAACGGTTAGAATCTATGACCAAGACGGTAGATTTAACCCTCAAAACACAAGCTCAGACCTGTATGGGCAACTCACACCTTTACGCAAGCTAAGAATCTCAGCGAGCTATGCTGGCATTTCGTATTACTTATTTAGCGGATATACAACAACTTATGCCTATACTTATGACCAAGCAGAAAATGTGTCCTATGTAGACATTACAGCTTTTGACGGTTTTCGTTTGTTTAACTTAGCCAACATTACGACGGTTACAGGCGCAGCCAATGGCGATAACACAGGTCAACGCATAGGCAAGATACTAGACACTGTATCCTTTCCAAATAGCATGAGATCGTTGGACACTGGCAACTCACTCTGTCAAAATGATCCTGCAACAACTCGCACAGCCTTAACTGCAATTATCAATGCAGAGTTCAGCGAACAAGGGGCTTTCTATTGTGACGCCGAAGGACAAGCAGTATTTAAGAACAGAGCCAACACTATCTCCTCAGCTGGTGGCACACCTATTGAGTTTAATCAGACAGGCGATATACCTTACAAAAACCTAAAGTTTGCTTTTGACGACAAATTGATTATCAACCAAGCGACTATTACTCGTATTGGTGGTACTGCTCAATTTGCTCAGGACGCAGGTAGTGTGGCTACTTATTTCCCACACAGCGTTAACTACAATGATTTAGTCGTGCAGACAGATACAGAGGCTAACAACATTGCCCGAATCTATGTCAGTACAAGATCAAGTACAACAATTAGAATAGATGAAATGACTGTCGATTTATTAGACCCTGCTGTTCCTACTGGAACAATGCTAAACATTGACTATTTTCAAAATGTTGATATATCCAATATCCAGCCTGACGGGTCGACCATTACCAAGAACTTGCAAGTGCAAGGTGTTGCTTGGGATATAACGCCTAACCGCTGGTTGGGTACTTTTACTACACTTGAACCAATCACAGACGGGTTTATCATAGGTAACACGACCTATGGCGTCCTCGGTGATGATATACTAAGCTACTAAGGAGTAATACAATGGCAACAGGTTTTCCAGCTTCAACGGGTGATGTCCTCTCAGCTGCAATGTTTAACGGGTTAGTTACCTTTACCCTAAACGATCAATCAGGCGCTACCTACACAGTAGCCAATACAGACCTTTATCAGGCTTTGGTTCGCACTACAAATGCCTCAACTAAAACAGTAACTATTGCACCTGACTCAACCCTTACAGCTGCCGCTGTCGGTTCAGCTATTACTTTTCTAAACTCAGGTTCAGGCTTATTAACCTTTGCCGCTGGTGCAGGAGTAACAATTACTTCAGCAGGTGCGGTTTCAGCAGCCCCAACATTGGCACAATACAGATCATCAGTTGCAATTCGTACAGCTGCTAATGCTTGGACTATCGTGGGTGCAATCGCATAATGATTGGTAATTTAGCGGCTGGACTTTTATCGCCTCGTTCCCCTTTAATAGTAGATTATTTAGTTGTAGCAGGTGGTGGTGGTACTGGTGAAAATGGAGCTGGTGGCGGTGGCGCAGGTGGTTTAAGATCAACTGTTACTGCAACTGGCGGCGGCGGCAGTTTAGAGTCTGCATTAACTTTGGCTATTTCGACAAATTACACAGTTACAGTTGGAGCAGGTGGAGTTGGTGTTTCAAATGCAGCCGCTACCGATGGAAATAATTCAGTATTCTCAACAATTACTTCAACAGGTGGTGGCAGTTCAAGATCATTTCCAAATGGTAGAAATGGTGGAAGTGGTTCAGGTGCGCATAGGTTAAATACGATTGGAAATGGAACTGCTAATCAAGGTAGAAATGGTGCGCAAGGTTTAGCCACTGGTGGCTCAAATGGTGGCGGTGGCGGCGGTGCTAATACTGCTGGAAGTGCTTCAACTGGAACTGATAAAGGTGGAAATGGTGGCGCAGGAGTTGCTGTATCCATAACAGGATCATCTGTAACTTATGCAGGCGGTGGCGGCGGTGGCGGTGGTTCGGCAGCTGGTGGAGGAACTGGTGGCGCAGGCGGTGGCGGTAATGGTGGGGCAGGTGGTGCAAATGGCACATCAGGCACAGTAAATACTGGCGGTGGCGGTGGCGCAGGTGGTCAAAATCCCTCTGCTGGTGGCGCAGGTGGTTCAGGAATTGTAATTTTAAGTTACCCATCAAGTTACACAATTACTATCGGTGCAGGTTTAACTGGATCAACGCCAGCACCATCAGGCGGATACACAGTTACAACTATTACAGCTGGTACAGGAAATGTGAGTTGGGCATAATGGCACACTACGCATTTTTAGATGAGAATAACATTGTTACTGAAGTTATTGTTGGCATTGATGAAACTGAACTGATTGAAGGTTTAGATACAGAAACTTGGTATGGCAATTTTAGAGGTCAAGTTTGCAAACGCACCAGTTACAACAATAATTATAGATTTAACTATGCAGGTATAGGTTACAAATATGATGAGATTGTTGACGCATTTATTGCACCAAAACCTGATTGTGGACATGCAGAATTAAATCTAAATGACCAATATCGTTGGGAGTGCAGCAATGCCGACCACAAAACCTTGGCTTAGTAAATCCGCAGTACAGCTGCGTGAACAAATAGATGATTCTTACCCAAGTCGTAGCAGGAAAAGCGACGGGTGGGTGGCTGATCTGCGTCATCAACAGGCAGGTAAATCAGACCATATACCTGACCCGAAGTCCAACGGCGTCGTTAGAGCTATTGACATTGACGCTAGCCTTTCTGACAACCGCGGAGATTCAGCATATTTGGCAGATCAGCTTAGACTCTACGGGAAAAATCATGGACGTATATCTTATGTAATTCACTTAGGTCGTATTGCTAGCCCTGTTTTAGGTTGGCGTTGGCGTAAGTACAAAGGGTTTAATCCGCATAATCACCACATACATTGCAGTTTTACTAAGGCTTCTGATTCTGACAGTTCTTTTTTCGATATACCCCTACTTGGAGGCAAAATATGAAATCAAAACATTGGGCAATGATTAACAGTTATGGACGATCAGCCTTTGTTTGTCTAGCCACGATCTATGTAACACAACCTGACCTTGCACCTTCAGAGTTATGGAAAGCATTTGCAGTTGCTTTCATTGCACCTTTATTGCGTGCATTAAATCCTGACGACACACAGTTTGGCATAGGCGCAAAAGAGTAATGACAGCGGTAGAAATTGCCGCTATTTGTGCTGCAATAACAACTGTATTTACTGGCTTTGCAGTAGGACTTAGGTTCTTAGTCAAGGGCTGGTTAAATGAACTTAGACCCAATGGAGGGTCAAGTATAAAAGATCAAATCAACAGGCTTGAACGGCGTGTTGATGAGCTGTTTGTCATACTATCGAGAGACAATTAAAACATGGCAGCCAAAAAGAAACCTGCACGCAGAAAAAGGTCAGTAGCTCGTTTAGAGACTACTGCACTAGATCAGCATGCCATTGCGCTTAATGAGTATTTTAGAGCATTACGCAGAGCAGGTTTTACCGTCGAAATTGCACTAGGTCTAATGGATAACAAGAACAGTATGCCTGAGTGGCTAATACCTACAACAGCTGATACTGACATTACACCTTTTCAAGACGACGACGAGGACGAGGACTAACCTATTAAGCGCATTGCGTTCATAAGTGATCTGCAAGCCCCGTACATAAATGAAGTAGCAGTAAAGACAGTTGGTCGTTTTTTAGCCAAATGGAATCCACACCAAACAATTTGTGTGGGTGATGAAATTGATATGCCTCAACTTGGAAGTTTTAATGCCAACACCATTGACGAAATGGTTGGCAATCTAGATGAGGACAGAGTATTTACCCAAGAGGTATTAACCTACTTGGGAGTAACCGACATAGTGGGTAGCAATCATGGAATCAGACTGTACAGATCAATCAAAAAAAGACTCCCAAGTTTTCTTAACTTACCCGAACTTAAATATGAGCGTTTTATGGGATATGACAAGCTCAACATCAAGTTTCACCCATATGGATTTGACTGGGCAAAAGGTTGGCACGTCACTCATGGCGACGCTTTCCCTATGTCTAACAATGCTGGGCAGACAGCCTTAAACGGCGCACGCCGTATAGGTAAAAATGTTGTCTGTGGTCACACCCATAGGCTAGGTCACATGTCCTACTCAGAAGCCCACAATGGGCGTTTAGGGCGTGTATTACAGGGAGTAGAGGTAGGCAACCTAGTTGACTTATCTAGTAGCGGTATGAGCTACACAAGGGGCTATGCGAACTGGCAGTCAGGATTCGCTGTTGCGTATGTAGACGCTAATCGTGTGACGGTGGTCACAATCCCTATTAACCATGACGGCAGTTTTATATTTGAGGGTAAGGTCTATGGGAAAAGAGCATAGTCGTACCATTGATGACCATATTGACGATTTTGACGCAATAGGGGTTTTGTAACAAAAGCGTTATAGGACACGCATGTCAGTTCCTACACTTACCATGATTACAAGCGCATACTACTGTCGTACCCAAATAACGGATTTGGGACAGGAAAGGAAATCATGTCTACATTTACAGCTATAAGTGTTTTGCTTTACACAGCTGGGCTTTCTTACTGTGCTTATTACTTCGGCTTTGACCGAGGTTTTAACATAGGCAAGCAACGCGGCTGGGTCAATGGTTATGCTTCAGCCAAGGCAGTCAAACGAACTGCACAAGATGAGGTATTTGACTATGAAAAAAACTGATGAGTGGCTCACAGAAATTAGTGGAATTGTTGCGTCAAGAGGTTCAGATTATGGCTCAGCAGCTACGAACCACAGACGAATCTCAGAACTATGGTCAGGTTATTTGGACACTTACATTAGTCCAGAACAAGCAGCCATGTGTATGTTGCTCGTCAAGGTTTCACGCCTCAGCGAAAGTCCACACCATGATGACAGTCTCAAAGACATTATCGGATACGCCTGCGTGTATAGGAAAATAATGGCAGAGCTACATGATAATACTGAACAGGACTAAAAACTACTGTGACTACTGTAAAGCTCGTTATGGGGCGCATAATCTCAAAGGTCAGATCTTGGCAATTTTCACGACGATTAGCCAAAGCCGAAAGGCGACACGAAAGTACACAAATTATTGCCAACCATGCAGAACAGACTTGGAACGCTGGCATGACGGCACTACTTGGACTTTGGAACAGCAACAGGCGTACGCCCGAGGATTGGACGAAATAGACTATGGCATATTTTGATTTAGATAAATACATGACAGCTGAGGAAAGAATTGAGCTGTTTGCAAAAGAAAACCCTGACTTTCGTATGAAGTCATTTCATGAACAGACTGATGGGTTTGTCTTTGTTGAAGTTAATCTCTATCGCACATGGGCAGACCAAGAGCCTTGGGTGACTGGACTAGCTGGTGAATCATTGGCTACACAGTTTGCAATAGAAAAGGCAGAAACAAGTGCCTATGCAAGAGCTATAACTAACACAGGTGACCCTAAGTATTCAACCATGAAAGACGGTACTAAAGCACCTAGGGCTAACAAGGCTGAAATGGAAACTGTAAAGCCTATGTATAGCAGCGCAGGGTCAAAGTCTAGAGCTGTTGAAATGGCATTAAGGACTGACATTAAAAACAATCCTTGGACTGCGCCTGAAGCAAAGGCTGAACCTGCACAATGGTCTGTTGATGAGGTTGCTAAGTCATTAAACGCAACAGTTGTAGATCAAACATACGAGTGCCAACATGGTGCAATGATTCGTAAAGAGGGCACAAGCCAAGCAGGTAAGCCTTACTATGGATTTGTGTGTGTTGAAAAGCGTAAAGCAGATCAATGTGCGCCTGTATGGGGCAGACTTACTGCTAATGGCTTATGGACATTTGGCGAACAGGATAAGTAAATGGGCGACATGGAGATGATCTACCCTAATGGGCTAAAGGTTATGTTTAGTGACGCTGGTGCAATGGCTGAGATTGTTAGCCTTGCAGATTGCTGCGAACTGTGTAATGACCCACGCATGATACATGAGGGCGATTTAGTCAAGTGTTACAGCTGTGGAGTTATCAACCATATTGACTTCGGGCATAATAAAAATGCCTGAAGCAATACAAATGAAGTGCAATAAATGTGCTAAAGCCACAGTATTTGAGATTGAACAAGGGTGGGACATACCACCCGAGGTAGTAGTAGCCAAGTGTCAAAGGTGCGAGAATAAGGGTGTGAGAGTGGTAACCGACTTTATGAAAGAGCCAGTCCGCTGTACTAAATGCGGTGCATGGAAAATGGAAGGTTTAAGCTGCTCAATATGCGCAAAGATCAATGCCCCGAGTGCCTAGGGTATAACACACAAACAACACAATATAACAAGGACTATCTGCACTATTGCTGTGCATGTGGTCATGAGTGGAGTGAGGGTTACGGTTGAACTTTGCATATGCAGACCCACCATATTACCAACAAGGTAAAAAACACTATGGTGAATTACATAAAGACGCAGCAATTTGGGATAACAAAGATACCCACATTGAGTTAATAAAAAGCCTTAAAGACAATTACCCTGACGGGTGGGTTATGTCTTGTAATCCAGCAAACTTATGGTGGTTGTTAGATGACCAGCCTGATTTAAGGATATGTGTATGGACAAAAACATTTCATCAAATAAGACCTACTACTGTGCAATACGCATTTGAGCCAGTATTACTGTGGGGTGGGCGTAAAGAAAACAAGCGTAAGCCTATGGTAAGAGATTGGCTTAGCTGTGCAATAGCCATGAGAAAAGGATTGGTAGGTGCAAAACCATTAGCCTTTAACTTATGGATATTAGACTTATTGAATTACAAAGAAGGTGACACACTAGATGACATATTTGTAGGTAGTGGGTCAATGGCAGAGGCGATTAAAGTGTGGCATGAATCACACAATATACCGTCTCAGATAGTGAGATGACATGCTTAACAAATTTGACAACGGTGGTACGCTACATGCCTGTGGCAGGCTCCTAAAGCCTGAACACGAGCCCCGTAGGGGATTGCTCGTGAGTTCATGGGCAGTAGCTGTTGGGATACTGATATGTCTAATAGCATTAGAGACTACTGCCATAGAGATTGATAAAGCACAAGCTATAACTACAAAACCCGTTATTACAGTTACACCTAAACAATATGCAAAAGCCGCATTAAATGACAATAAACAATACACCTGCATAGTAGAGCTGTACACAAAGGAATCTAACTGGAGACCTGAAGCACGCAATGGCTCACACTACGGCATACCTCAAATGCGTAATGAGATTATGTTAAGCAAGAATCCATTACAACAAGTAGCATTAGGTATTAAGTACATAGAGCATAGATACGGTACTACCAAGCATGGCGTACCTAACGCATGTAAAGCATTACATCATCTAAAGACAAAGGGTTGGCATTGAGTAACAAAGCATTAGGCAGTAAGAAGTGGAAAGACATAAGGCTAAGAGTGCTAGCTCGTGACGGCAGGGTCTGCTACCTATGCCAAGGCGAAGCAGATCAGGTAGACCACATCATTGCACGCACCAAAATGGGTGACATGTGGGATATGGAAAACCTTGCAGCTGTATGCAGGTCATGCAACATACGCAAGGGCAATAAGAAGTTAAGCGTTTTTTTAGGCACAGCTTCTACAGATCGGA